ATCGTCTGAAAGAATTCGCAGTAAAGATGTTTGACGAAGGTAAAACATTTACCTATGAATTACACAAGGGCGATAGCAAAGTTACCGTGCCAGCATGTAAGGCTGTTAAGGACGCAGACTTTGCTTACATCGATGGTGGACATTCATATGAAACAGTTAAGCAAGACTATGAGAATTTGAAACACATTCCTGTTCTGGTATTCGATGACTTCTTCTCAGAAGACCAGAACAAAAAACTACCACACGAAGATAATCTTGGTGTGAACAAACTAACAAAGGAGATTGAAGCATATGCCAAGTTGGTCCTTCCTTCGTCTGATCCTGTTTTGGGAGGTGGTATTACTCACCTTGTTTTTGTAGCAACTCAGAAGGGTGTAACAAAACTACCAGACGAACTGACACGTGTACCCATTGTGGTCACACCAAAAGATTCCAGACCTAAAGAAGAAATCATTGATAATGTAAAACAGAATAAGAAACTTATTAAAGACTTTGACTGGATCAAAACAAGTAAAGTAAATACAGAAACAGCAATCATTGTTTCTGGTGGTCATAGCATAGACTTTGACCTACTGAAAAAACGTATCAAGGAAACAAACTGTAAAGTGTTCTGCGTTAAGCACAGCTATCCAAAGCTGTTGGAACATGGCATCAAGCCTTTCTCTTGTGTTATCCTTGATCCACGTCCTATTGACGGAACTAGCACACACGGAGTTGTTAGAAAGGATTTGTTTAAAAAGGTAGACAAGAAAACTATTTTCCTTGTTGCTTCTATGACTGATCCTTCTGTAACAAAATATTTGCTGTCTAAGAAAGCAAATGTCAAAGGGTGGCAAGCATACTCAGATGCGTTGCGTGACATGTCTGTAAAGGAAAAGATTGTGGTAGATAAAGAAACAGGTATTGAAGAAGGATCTACCCTGATTACAGGCGGCACCTGTGCAGCTATGCGTACCATTGCTATCGCACATACTCTTGGCTTTAGAAACTTTGAACTGTTTGGTTTTGACTGTTCGATTGAAGGTGAGATGACAGAAGAAAAGAAACGTCAGACAACTGAAACAGAGCCAGACAAGAACAAGTACATGCAGGTTGAACTTGGTGGAGAAAAGTTCTGGACTACAGGAGAACTTCTTGCAATGGCACAGGACTGTGAAAAGCTTTTCGACAATATGGAAATGGATATGGGTATCAACTTCTATGGAGAAGATACTCTGGCAGCAGCCGTATGGAAGTTGTCCAAGCGTGGACAAGAGAAGCACTATTCGGAGTTGCTGAATGCCGCTTAATGAACGCAAGGAAAAGTTCTGCCAAAACTATATTCTGCATCAGAACGCATCTCGTGCTGCCAAGGATGCAGGATATAGCGAAGCATCTGCACACAACCAAGGTTACAGGTTGCTGCAGGATCCACGTATCCTAGAAAGAATAGAAGAACTAAAGGCAGGGATCACAACTGACATTGATGTGATTGACGAGATAGAAAAGCAGTATGAAGTTGCTAGGAATGCTGGCAACGGAACCACTGCCCTAAAAGCACTAGAGTTGCTATCACGTGTTCGTGGTAACAACTCTGATGCAGAAGACATGACGCCTGAATCTATGGAAAAAGAAATTGTATTTACAATGCAGACGTTAGGTTTTGAAAAGATATTTTCTTTGGTTGAAGAAGCTTTCCCTGAACAGTTTGGGGATTATACAGAAGACTTTGATGTACTAGCTGAGTCAGAAGAAGACTTAGCCTTTCTTCCCGAAGAACTTGGTGGCACTACGGACACCGAAACTGGCAGCGACTATGACGCCTAGTGTGTACTGATACCAGTCAGGCATTCCCGCAAGGGCGGCAAAGCCATCGTCTACAATCTTCCTTCCCCACTCACCACAGAATGAAAGCACCAATGGCACAGAAAAAATAATAACAAGCCATTCGTCTTTCCAAGATGATGCTGATGCGTCAGCCATCTTCAGATCCCAATCAATTTCACCAGTGGCTTTTTTCTGCATGACCATTGCTTCAGCTTGTGCTTTAGCAACTTTGGTTGCAGACTGTGCTTTCTTTTCTTCTACCTTACCACTTAACCAAGTACCTGCGAGATTAGCTACTGGTCCTATTAATGCTGTCAACATATTTATTACCTCTGACTATTCTGTTTAATTCTTTAATGCGTTCTTTTAAAGATGCAACACGTTCTTCCATTTGATTTACATTAATGTAATCACGAACATCTTCCTGTTGAACACCCTTTGCTATAACTATTGTAATCATGCTGGCGGTATCTCATTCTTAATTAACAAACCCTGCCATGATGCAGATATAGGATTATTAGCACTTCCTACACTAATACCACGTGCTTCAATATCAGTTTTTTCTGGTATCCTTAAAGGATAATTAAACTTATCAATAAAGGTATTAGACTGTAATACAATTCTAAGTTGTTCACGAAATACATTTGTTCCAAAGTCACGTAATATAAACCTAACCTGACAATATGAGTTTGCCTGTGAAATAGCCGCAGTAAAGTTAATATCATCTAAGTAAAGAGTATATCCTGCAGGTACTGTATATATAGCCATTTCTGTTTGTCCTGCCCCTAAAAGAATAGAAGAATAGACAGTACCAGTAGGTACACCTGCAGTTGCTCCTGCATTGGCAAGATAAATAGTTCCTGCTGCTGCCCCACCTGAACCAGCTAGAGTAACATACATACGGTACACACGTATCCAAGATGTTTGAGTAATCTTTTGCGTCTGTCCTGTAAGAGTAATGTCTTCTTCTACCTCATTATAATTAGCATCAAGACCTATAATCTTTACAGAGTTAGCACCTGTTCCACCATTAGTATCTGCTGTGCTACTAGAACTTACATACAATTGAGCAGCACTAGTAAGATAAGAATAGATACCACCTTGTGACCAAATAGTTTCTTCTATTCCATTTACATCACCATTGTATCCAAACTTATATATTGATTGGTGAAAAGCAATCTGTTCCCTAGAAACTTGTAGTTCCCATGGTTCGTGCTTACCAGTACGTGTCATTGAACTAGGCGTACCCATTTAACCACTCCCATTCTTCTTCAGTATAAGGCAACATTAAAATTCTCCTGATTTCATAGCTTCTGAAAGGCTTTTAGCCCTTTGTCCTACCTGTCTTGCCCACTTGGAATCCATCATCTCAAGAGATGCAGCTTCATAGTTTTGATTGTGTATAGCATTCCACATGTTTTTAAATTTACACAGTCTGGGAACACCCATATTAAAAGCCATGTCCATAAGAATAAGTTGACGAACACTATCCAGTTCTTCTACACAAGGATGTACACTGCACAATTCATTCTCAACAATGGCAATATCATTTAGCGCAAGGTAACGTGCATCCGCTTCTGTAATACCGTGTTCGTAAATTACATCCATATTTGGGATGTCCATATATTCTAGTTCTTCTTTGCTGATGCCACGGTCTTTTAGATTACGACCAATACCAATTGTGTCAATACCAAGGGTATCCTTGTACACATTAAGAACCATGCCTTCATGTTCAATTAATTTCGTAAGAAAATGTGATCTATTATACTTCATTGTTTACCTTCGTGATTCATCCACACGGCGAATGCCCCTGTCATTGCCCCTGTTACTACAGATACTAAACCAGCCTGTGCTGCAGTTGGTTCTGGTAAGGTCATAAACCATTCGACTACACGCCAACTCATAAGCGTCATGATCGCCATCATAAATCTTGGTAGTATTTTCCATTCTAAAACCTTTGCAGCCGTCACGACACAATGCTCACTGGTTTAAAGATATCCAGACCACTAAGACGCCTACGTTCTTTCTGTTGTCTTTTCATTTGAGCCATAGTCTGTTCATATGTTTGACCAATTGGGCTTGGTGTTTGTGCATACAGAGTTGCAAGATATGGATTGATCTTAGCAAGATCTGAAAGACTTGTCGTGCCTGTTCCAGCACCAGTAGCGTAATAACTGTCAGGTGTTACCGACACTTCTGGTTCTACAACAGGAGTAGCAACCTGTTGTGTGATACGTGAAGGTCTACCTTCTCCATCACCACCCATACGATCAGGTGTCCTATCAAAAGGACTTTTCCCAAAACCTGTGTATGTTTCAAAAGGACCAAGATTAAGTATAGATGCAAGACCACCAAGCCAACCCATAGGTTGTGTATACTTTGTGTACCCTGTATATCTATCTCTTTGTGGATCATATTGATAGCTTGTTAGTTCTTTTCCTTTTTTAACATCTTCAATTATTTTTCTTTCTACCCAGTTAAGTTCATCTCTATCTTTACTAGAAAGAAAATCTGCTAGTGCCTTGTCCTGTTCTAAAGACTGATCTTCGTCTTCGTCACCACTACCAATAAAGTCAGCAACATCTACCTGTCTTTCCTCTTGAGTATGAGGGGTTGAGTTATCTTTATCATCCCGACCTTTACCACCAGCCCAGCCGCCCCGATTGGGTGGACCACCGCCAACCAATTCAATTACATTTGACAAACCTTTAGACATTGGATCACCTACTTTCTTAATGGAAGCCCAGCCATTTCAGATTCAATTCTTTTTAATGATTGAATAACTGAAGGTGGAAACTTTCTTTCACTTAATAACTTAACTATGTCTTTTGAATCAAGACTATCTGGCATAAAAATACCAGTACCATTCGGGCCTTCAACAAGTGAATACAAAAGATTTGGATTAATTTTGTACTTACCTTTTTGAGATGCTGCTTTTACAATACCATCAATACCATACTTTGATCTGTATATTTTACCATCTTTTCCTTCTTGATAAAACTCCACATTTCGGAAAACATTTGCTTTATCAGACATACGTGCCATAGCTTCAAGTTTTTCCAACTGCAATTCATAATATGTATTAAGTATATCAGAGATATCTTGATCTGTAAGCTGTCTGTCTGGAATTGTTTTTAAAAACTTTTGAAAATCTTTAGCTGTTTTGTTTACTTCTTGTGCGTCTTCATAAAGACTAAAGCTAACAGACCTATCGAAGTTCATAGTATTATTACGAATACCTGTTGCTAAAAACTTTGCCTGATCTTCTTTACGTAATGGAAATCCAGCAGCAGTTTGTCCACGGCCTTCACCCCTTAAAATTTCTGATTGTTTCGCATTCAAATATTTTTGACCAGCTTTAATTGATCCGGGCAAAAACACATTAGTAAGCCCTTCAACTCTTTCCTCCATAGACAACTCTCTACCTTCTTCATCATATCCATTAATAAAATTTAACACTCCTCTTGTTAAAAACTTTTCTGAAATATATGGAGAATAAAGTTCTCTTGCTGCATCAGGAAAAGCATCGTCTATTTCCCTTTGTGTCACATCATCACCAGCCATAATTCTACCAATAATTCTACGAACTGGTCCTTTGATTACTTGCATAGAATCAATAAATCCAGTATCAGTAAAACGTGTCATAATGTCACCAGTTTTTGGATCTTTATAAAAGGGTTGAGTATATACCTTCTTTGTATTAGCTTGGTACTCTGGAACAACAAGATCAACAGCACGTTGATCATCTTTACTAACACCCATCTGTGAGTTTTGATTGTTAATGGCATATTCAATACCCGCTGTAGTGGCACCGATGCCAGCAAGTCTACGCATACCAATACGGATCAAAGCTGGATTATTTGTACGCTTTCCTTCTGCAATATCTTTTGCACCCTGCATAACAATATTTTTTGTAGTACGTATAATTTCCGCAGGGAATGTTGCATAAGTTCCAAAAGGAAGACGTGTCAAAGCACGTACAGCAGGAGCCGCTGTTGTATAAGAAGGCATAGTGTTGCGAACAATTTCTGTAGCCTTATCAAATATTTCTGCATTAGAAAGATTTGGATATGCTTTTTTGTATGCGTTAAATTCTGCTTGGAAAGCAACAATTTTACCAAAGTCGTCCACACCACCATACACAGCAGACATACCACGGAAAGGTGCTTTGATTGCTTTTTCTACTGTACTTTCTATAGCGTCTACACCTTCTTTTCCAAACCGATCAATGTTCTTTTTAATTGCTTCACTAACTACACTTGAATCAATAATTCCACGATTTTTTAAAGCTTGTAAAAACTTTAGTGTATCTTCATCGCCTTTTGCAGCTTTTTGATACATTGCATAAGCAGACTTATAAGCTTCTTTAGCAACACGTGGTCTATAAAGAACACCGTTCATTGCAAGCTGTTGAAACATACCATATGTGTTAAGAAGATGTGCTGTGTGATCAAACACAGTTTCCATTGCCTGACCTACTCCAGCAGTTTTAGCAAACAAATTTAACAACCCTTTACCAACAGGATTATCAACACCAAAAGTATCAATACCTTTATCAAGCATGTCTGCAAATTCTTTGGTAGTTACAACTTTATTAAGACCAAGTGTTTCTCCACCTGCTCCAAAACCACCAAGTTCTTTTTGAGCAAGTCCACCTAA